CCCCCCCCCCCCCATAAGCCGCGTGACATCCGCAGCAAGGGTCGAATCCCCGCACAGCAGGCGATGGTGGCCAAGGAGCCACAGGTCGCCCGGCTTGGTGGTGGGCTCTTCCGGCACCGGCGGCGCATCGTCCGGGTCGGTGTTTCCGGTGGCGGGCTCGATATATTCCAGTAGCGCGGACAGATCATCAGGCACGAACCCGAGCAGGCCAAGGTCGAACCCCGCCTCCCTGAGGTCGGCCAGCTCGAGGCGGAGCATGGCATCGTCCCATCCGGCGTTTTCGGCCAGCTTGTTGTCCGCGATCACATAGGCGCGGACCTGCTCATCGCTCATGTTTTCTAGACGCAGGCAGGGCACCTCGGCCAGGCCCAGCTCCGTGGCGGCCATCACCCGGCCGTGGCCGGCGATGATGCGGTTGTCTTTGTCCACCAGCACCGGGTTGGTGAAGCCGAACTCGCGGATGGAGGCCACGATCTGCGCCACCTGCTCCGGGCTATGGGTCCGGCTGTTCCGCTCGTGGGGGCGGAGGGCCGCCACCGCAATCTGCTCAAGCTGCATCCTGTTGCTCCTCTTGGCTGAAAACCCCATCGATCTGGCCGGTGGCGCAGACCTCGTTGAATGCCTTGGCCATGATCTCCTCGCACCCCTCGTACACCTCCGGGCCGCGCCGCACATCGCCGCCAGCCAGATGCACGAGCTGGCCCTGGCCGGCGTGGAAGTGATGGCGCAGGCTATCCCGCAGGGTGCCGACAATGGCGGCGAGCGTTGCCCACGCATCATCTTTCAGCAGCCACCGCTCATCCTCCTTGCGGGCCTCCGCCTCCAGCTTGGCCACCTCGTGGCGGAGCTTTTCCGTTTTGAGCTTCTCCGCCTCGGCGGAATAATCGCCATTCTCCGGCACACTGCGGCGCTCCACATCGAGCTGCTGGCCATACTGCATCACCTGGTAGCGGCTCACCGAGCCATCGCGGTGGAGGGCCGGAAACCCGGCCTTGCAGTCCTGGTAAAACTTGCCCTGGCTGACCTTGTACCCCTGGGCCACCAGCCAATCGAGGGCCTGCTTGCGGTTGGCAAAGCGCTCGCCCTCGGGCGCGGCCGCCTCCTCGGGCAGGTACCTGGCGGTGAGGCGGCCCACGGTCTCGTAGTAGAACGCCTGGGCCGCGTCCATGTCCTCCTTGGTCTGCTTGCCAGGCTTGGTCTGGTACGCCTGCATGGCCGCGATGCGGCCGTTGTGGGCCAGGACCAGGGCGGCGGTGTCCTCCTTGTCCGCCGCATCACGCAGCCGCTGTAAGAGATCACCGCTCATTGGCTGCCCCACTTCTTGAGGCCGTAGATGGCCAGGGCGAAATAGACGGCGAAGAGGGCGGCCTCGGCCCACAGGCCGCGCCAGGCAAACGCGGCGACCCACAGGGCATTGGCCACCACCCAGATGCGGTAGCCGATAACCAGGCCGCGCCGCGATCCACCCGCATTGCACGCCGCCCCAGCCACGGAAAGAATGGTGAAGAACCAGGTCATGCGGTGGCCTTTGCCGGGCCGCCCCGGCGGATGTATGAACCCCCAAACACGGCCTTGACATCAAGCACCGCGCTGGCCAGCACCGGCCCGCCATCCGGCCCGCAGGAAGCGCAGGCGGCCTGGAGCCGTTTCAACTCATTTTCCGAGAACACGGTCTCGCCCTGGGCCACCAGCTGGCGCCACGCGGCCTCATCCTGCACCACATGGAAGGAGCGCCCATCGGCCAGAGTCACGATGCGGGAGGCGGCGGCCAAAGACCCTTCTTTTTCAGGCGCCCCAGGAGCCAGAACTTCCTCCTCCACTTCCTCTCTTCCCTCGGTAAGATGGTTACCCGCACCACCGCCCCCTCCCCCTTGGCGATAACCATCAGGGGAACTCATGGCATCATGGCCAGTGGGCGGCGGCACCAGCCCGGCCTCCACCCAGGCCCACAGGTCGCCGCCATGCTCCTGGACGTAGTCGCCAGGGTCTTTGCCAGCGGGCACCGGCCAGAACTTCGCCTGGCGGAACTCACGCAGCCAGTTTGCCAAAGCCTCGGGCCCTGCTCCTGGCCGTCCGTCTTTTCCCGGGTCTGCGTCGAGGGCCACCAGGATCACCGGCTCGGTGGCCAGCATGGCCTTGATCTCCTGGGTGAGCGGCCCCTGGACCGTGCCCAGGGCGATGACCGTTACCTGGTCGTGGGCAGCGGCGGTGGCATAGGCATCCAGCTCCGCCTCCTCCACCACGGTGCCGCGGGAACAACCTGCCGGGGTGATTACCAGCGGGGCCCGGCCGCTGCCATCGAGCCAGATATATTTCAGATCCGGCAGGAACTTCTCCCGGGCCCAGGATGGCCGGCGCACCCGCAACCGATGCACGGCGCCCGAGGTGGAGACAATGGGGATGAGCAGGCCGGCAGGCACCCACATGGTTTCCTTGCCATCCTTTGGCGTCAGGCCGATCTGCTGGCGGTCCACCTTGCTGTTCTTTGGGCGCCAGCCGAGGCGGAAACGCTCCACCGCTGCACGGTCGATGCCGCGATTTTTGAGCCAGGTGAGCACCGCCGGTTGGCGCAGTATCTCCTGGCTTGCGGTGGCGATAAGATTTTCCGCCCACTGCTGCCACAGATCCTGCGGATCGGTGGCCGTGGTGGTGGCCACGCGCTTTTCCATCTCCGCGGCCAGCGGGGCAACCGCTGCACGGTGGCGCGGCAGGGCTGGCCCGGTACCGTTACCGAATCGGCAGGAACCGGAAGCAGGGCAGGCAGTGGCACGGCACTCGACACCGGCCAGCTCGTGGGCCTCCGGGCAGCTCTTGCCCTCCATCTTCCGCAGCCAGGTGATGGCATCGCCCTTGAAGCCGCAGGCGTAGCACTTGAAGCCGCCGTCATCCCGCATGTTGAACTTGTCGGAACGGTCTGAGCCACCGCACTGAGGGCATGGGCCAACCCACCGACCGCCACGGCGGGCCAGTTTGTAGCGGCTGGCGATATCGGCAACAATGGCTTGCATGAGTTAGAAGTGCAACTCATGGCCGCTCATGGCCATCTCATGGTTTTTATCTGCTTGTTTTTCCATTTTTATCTGTGTGTATTATGAGTAAATGAGTAAAAAGTACCTGTGTACGCATAAACAAAAACGGCTGTTCTGTTTTTCCGCACACGCGGGTGCGCCTGGGCAACTCATTTGCTCATGGCCTGGGTCGGCTTCCTTGTGTTTTCGCGGCCTCGCGGCCTATGAGTTGCGCATGAGCAGCCATGAGAAAATGAGTTACCTCTTGTTTGCGAGGACAAAGGCGTCCACGTCCTGCTTGATTTCCATGCTGATGGCGTGGCCGTAGAGCCATGTGCGGCCACCAACGGAGTCCACGATGTGTCCCTTCTGCCGCATCTCTGCGTTGATGGTCTTCATCTGCGGGATGCGCTTCTCGGCCTCATCCATGTTGAGGCTCCACCACCAGCGGAAGGCGTTGTAGACATCGGTGGTGGCCACCCTGGTCTCCTTGTCGCCAGGGAAGTGGATCAGGCAGTCGCGCATGAAGCGGCCGACATAATCCTCCTCGTTGGCCAGCTCCTTCACCGCATCGAGGATGGCCGCAGGCGGCGAGAGGCCAAGCTCTTTCCACTCACGGGTGCCCTCCACCAGCCAGCGGAGGATGCCGGGCCTGACCAGCCTGAGTTTGTCCTTGAGGTTTGGGTCTTTAAGGCGGAAGCGCGAGGCCATGGCCGGGAACTCCTTGGCCTCGGCCGCTGGGTCGTCCACGTACATGAACGGGAACTCGATCTTGCGCAGCCGCTGCAACAGGGCGAAATCACGGGTGAGGCCCACCGGCACATGGTTGCAGTGCAGGAAGAGGGTGTGGCTCGGCTTGAAAGTGATCTCGCTCTTGAAGTTTGGGCGGCACTTGAGGTCGTCGTCGCCGGTGAGGGTTTTCACCGCGCCCGCATCGATCTTCTGCCCCTTGTTGGTTTCGGCGCCGACAATGATCCGCTTGCCGAGCAGGCTATAGATGTGCTCGCTGGCCGCCGATGGGCTGGGCTCGCTGCGTTGTTCCAGGATCATGGCCCGGCTGATCACGTGGTAGTACGGGCGCATGATGTCGCCAAGGAGGTCGAAGAGCACACCCTTGCCGTTGCGGCCTGGGCCGGTGAAGACCCAGATGTACTGCTCGTGGGAGTGGCCGGTGATGGCATACCCGAGGGAGCGCTTGATGAAGGCCGACGTCTCCTGGTCGCCGGAAACCTCATCGAGGAACTCCTGCCATGGGGTGTAGTCGGCGCGTGGATCGTATTCGATGTCGAGCGCCCGGGTGAGCAGGTCATCAGGGCGGCCGGTGGTGAGCGTTCCGGTGCGCAGGTCGATCACCCCGTTTTTGACCGGCAGCAGCCAGGGCTGTTTGTCGAAATCCTGCTCGCGGCATGCCATTTCCTGGGCGACAACCGGGGCCCAGGTGAGAACCTTGTTGGCCCCGGCGGCACTGCGGAGACGATCTGCCCGCGAATGAAACTTGTCACGCAGCGCTATCTTCCAGTAGTCTGGGTGGGTCTTGTCGATCTTCTCTTCCTCTTCCTTCTCCTGCTGGCGGATCTCTTTCTTGAGGGCATCGGCCTGGGCCTCGTACTCAAGGGCGCACCCCTCGACCGCGTTGACGGAGCGGCGGAAGTCGTCACGTTGCCAGACGTTGCCGCCCCATGCGTACCACTCGCCATCCTTTGGGGTGGTGTTGTAGAGGAACTTGCCGCGGTGCAGGGTGGCGAAGAGGCAGCCATCCCCGCGCTCGTTGTTGTTGAGGCACTGGCGCAGGAACTCCGGGGTGATCGGCGGCGGCGCGGCAGGCGGCTGCAAATCTGCCGCCCGCTTCTGCACCGCCGTGGCGATGTCGGTTATCTTGTCTGGATCTGCCATCTCCCCTCTCGTGGGCCGTCAAATAATTGGCGGAAATGAGCGGCAACGCCGCGAATGTACGATGGTTTTCATTCTTTCACCGCAAACCCAAAAATCAAATGGACTCACAAGTCGGGGCGCGAAATCCCCGCAGGGGAGGGCGGCCAGGAGTACCTGTGAACCTCGGGCCGCGATTCTCGCTTGCAGGTAGCCTTGAGAGCCATTGTCCATGACATCATTCTGGCCGGCCTTCTCCATCGAATGGGGGCGCGGGGGAATCACCGAACCCTCCGGAAGAACTCGCGCCAGAAGTTGCTGAGAAAATTGTTGTCGTAGACCTTGCGGCTGATCTCGTAAAACGGCAGGCGCGGGGTCACGTTCTTGTTCTGCTTGCCGCGCACCAGCACGGGGCGCAGGCCACGGGCTCGCACCGCCGAACCACCAGCCCCTTGCTGCCATGCACCAAACCCTGGCCGCGTGTGGCGCTTGCGATCCGCCAGCGTCGAATACCTCCCGGCAACCGCTCCGGCCGTCTGCACACGCTCATACACACCAGGCGGCAGCTTGCCGGAACCGTTGGGCAGGTAGACATAATCCCGTTGCTTGCGGTTGCGCTTGCGGCTGCGGGCCGTGGCGTTCTGGCTCGACCCCGCAGCGAACTCTGCCTTGCCGAGCACGGAGAGGATCTGCTTGATCTGCCCCACGCTCACGTTGCCGTAGGCATCGAGCCTTGCCCCCACACCAGGCACGAACCGCACCCCACCAAGCGCCCGCTCAAAGCCCTTGAGTTGGCCCACGCCACCCTCAACCTGCGGCACCAGATAGTGCTGGGTCATGGCGCGGCCCTTGCGCTCCGGCTCCTTGAACCAGACAATGGCGATCATGTTGTGATTCTTGGTGGGAGTGAGCTGGAGGCTGTTCCGTGTCCACGGAACAGGGGAGGCAAACACACGCGGGATCGTCGCCTTGATCTCGTCGCGGACCTGCCTGGCTGTGTTGTCGATGGCCAGCTCGGCAGCGCGGCCCGCCTCTTTCGGCAGCAGCCTGATCATCTCCTTGACCGTGGCATCGTCGATGGCAACGTGGATCATTGGCCGGCCCGTATCATCTGGATATGCTCCTGCACCAACTCGATCACCCGGGCGGCGCAATCGTCCTTGCCGCCCTCCCAGGCAAAAGCCACACCCTGGTCGTAGTGGTCGAGGATCAGCGTCGCCACGTCCTGTGCTACCACAGTGGAGCGCAGCGCGTTCTCGATGGCCAGGCGATGGGCATCTCGCTTGCTCATGATGCCTCGTCCTCGGTGGTGGTGAGGAGACGGATCAGTCCACACACGTGACCACTCGGATCATCGTGTGGCCGCACCTCCGGCCGCTCGGTGGGCAGCTCGACTATCTCCTGGTCACTGTCGCTATGCGGCACAGCTGGCCACCTCATTGACAACCTGGTCATGGGGTTCAAACTTCACCGGCATCAGAATGCCATCCACCGCGCCGGCGGTAAAATATATCGGACTGTTGTGGCCCCGTGGCCTATAGAATGTGACATCGCCAAATACCGAGGTAATCAGGAACAGGTAGAAATAATCGACATAGACGCCCTTAAAGAGCCGCCACTGCCGGCAGAGTCGCGGCTCTTTTGTGCCGTAGCAGTGCGGGCAGGCATTGAGGTCGTATTTTCCGCTCCCCCCAGCACCGTGGCAGACTAAGCAGCCCCCGCCACCGCAAACGGCGCATGTGACGAAGCCAGCGCCTCCCGGCTCGCAAAACTGGCAAGCACATGGGCTTGAGTGTGGGCAAAGGTCGAGCGCGGTAATCACCACTGATCCGCCGCCATGGCGGCTCCACGGAAAGGGGGTCACGTCGGGAATGTCGATACGTGGCGGTGTCAATTCGCCTTCCGCGCGCACCATGATGTGGCCATTGGAGGCATATGTTTTCCCGTCCGCGGCAAAGGGGCGGTACAGCGCCTCTGGCTCGTCGAGGAGGGATTCTCCCTTGGCGCAAAATCTGCCGAGCTTTTCAATCATGATCTTTTCCCTCCTGGTATTCGGTCTGGTATGCCCTCCCCGTAGGCCGGGGCACCGTAACATCTCCGGGCCAGAGCGCCGGGCCTTTCCCCGGAGCATAGCCGTAGTGTGGTTTAGAGAGCGTCCTCGGCGGTCTTGCTCATCTCACGCGCCCCGCATGGTGGCAGTGGCGCCGGCATGGTCCGCAAAGGAGCCAGCCGCCGGTTCCTCGGCCATGGGGGTGCTTGATGCACTCGGCTGGTACTGCGCTGCCGAGGCCAGAGCCACCATCAGCCACACCAGGGTCGCGGCGATCACCGCTGCAACCATCCCCCTGGCGAACACGCCGGCCGCGCTTTGCAGGTCGTTTCCCCACTCGTGTACCTCGTCTATCAGTTGGTCCAGAGTCCACATCATGCACCTCACATGGGCAGTTTGAGTTGCGGGCCGGTGTATTCAGGCTCGCGGAAGGCGCGGATCACCCGCAACGCCGCCCCTGCTCCCTGCACCCGGCGGACGAGATGAGCAACCTCGCGCTCGATCTCGTCCGCCCTGATGCGGTCGAGTGCCAGCTCCACGCTGGCGATGGGGGAGATGGACAACGGCCGGTGGTGCTTTACCCCTGGCGCACCGGCAACCCAGGGGGGAGGGACATTGTGGGTGGCGGCGATATTCACGCGGCCACCCTGTGCTTGTTGCGGCGCGTGGTCTTCGCCCGCTCCTTGAGATATTGCCGCAGGCTCTTGCCCTGGATGGCCGCCAGCGCGGCCTCGGCTTCCACATCGTCCCTATACTCAACCAAAACGCGGGGTGGCGACTCAACCTGACCGGCGCCAAGGCGATCCAGCCTGGCCTCGATACTTTCCAGCCTTGCAAGGATAAGTTGCAGCTCGGTCATGCCGCCTTGTCCTGGGCCTGGTCCGGTTTGTGATGGCCATGCTCGATGCACTTGGCCTGCTGGCGCTCATAGACCCGCTTGAGGTCGTGGCTGCTGTGGGTGCCGGAGAGCACCAGCTCGAACTCCAGTATCTCGATGCAGCGCTTGGCGTCGATCACCTGCTCCATTTCCCTGGTGAAGGTATCCATGTAATCGGGCCGGGATTTGAAGTCGGCATCGGAGAATCGCTCGGTGAGGCGGTCCAGCGCATCGGCGGCCTCGATCATCTCCTTGCGGAGGCGGGCGGCGATAACCGCCGGGTCGCGCCGGATGTTGTTGAGGTCCGGGAACTGCTTGATGAACGCCATGTTCCGCACCGGGCAGGTCTGGCAGTGGTGGGTGAGGATGGAGATGTCGTTGAGGGCATCCGCGATCTTGCAGAGGGTGTCGGCATCCGGGCCGCCCTTGGTTTGGTCGTTCTCGTAACCTGACAACGTGCTGATTCCGAGCCCGACAGTGGAGCCGAGTTGTTCAAGGGTCCAGCCGCGCTTCTTGCGGGCTTCTTTGATCTTTTCGCCAAGGGTCATTTGGGGCCTCGTTTGTTTCGTGTTTTACGAAATACTACAACGAGATTCCCGAAACAATCAAGAAAAAAATTCGAGTATCGCGCAATTTTTACTGGAAACCACACCCGATTTTACGCCTTTTGCGTAATTAAATCAAAATGTTGGCTTTTGCTCGAAAAAGTTTGAAAACGGCGAAAAAGGGCATACAATGGCGGCATGGAAAAGATAGAACGCAAAGCACGAGGAGAGAGGATCAGGTCGGTGCGGTTGAGCCTTGGCCTGAATCAGGAGGCTTTCGGCAAACTGCTCGGGCTCAAGACGAGCACCATCTCCGGATATGAGGCCGGAGACGCCGAACCGAAACCAGGAACCCTGGCGGCTATTGCTGCCATGGTCGAGAAGTCGCTCGACTGGCTGATCACCGGAAAAGAGCCCGGCGATCTTCCGGCCGGGCAGAAAGGCGAAATCGCGGCCACCATCGAGCCAGGCGCACCGGATGCCCGAGATCGTCTTGTCAAACAGAGGGCCGCAGCCTTAGCCGGCGGCAGCTCCACCAAGGCCGCCCAATCTCCAGCGGCCCCCGCAGATACCACCAGCCCCCATGCCCAGTCGGAAAAAATCGACATCCACGAAGGCTTGCTCATGACCACCAGGGTGCTCCAAAGCGAAACCGGCTACGCTGTCGCGCTCTGGTCGAACTTAAAGTCTTTCGACGAAGCCGTTAAAAAGGAGGAGAAGGTGAAGGATCTGGAAAGGAAAATGGATTTGCTGCTGGAGAAGATGTCGAACATGGAAGAGCGCTTGGCCGAGAAGAGTGGTGGCGTCGAAAAAAGAGACAAATCGGCCTCGGCTTAGGCTTATACCCGGTGGCTTATCGGTACACACAACTAACAACTTGATAGTGTGTTTTGACAAAAAAGAGGGGCAACATGGCAGTCATACCAAAGCGGGCCGAGGAGCGAATCAGAGCGGGAATCAAAACCTTTGCCAAGGTCATTGAAGGAGCCAAGGCGCGGGATGTGAACGAGTCGGACACGGTGACCATCGTGGTGGACATGCTCTCTACCGTCTGCGGCTACGATAAGTACACCGAGATCACCAGCGAATACGTGATCCGCGGCACCTATTGCGACCTCGCCATCAAGATGGACGACAAGCCCACCTTCCTGATTGAGGTCAAGGCGGTCAACACCCCGCTCAAGGAGGCCCACCTGCGGCAGGCCATCGGCTATGCCGCAGGCGAGGGGATCGAGTGGGTTATGCTGACCAACGGCGACCACTGGCAGGCGCACCGGGTGATCTTCGGCAAGCCGATCAAGACCGAGGTGGCCTTTGACTTCAGCTTCTCCGACGCGGCCAAGCTGCCCCTGCTGACTGACTTCTTTTTCCTCATCAGCAAGGAGGGTGTGAGCAAATCGGCCATTGCCGCCTTCCACGAGGAGTGCCAGCTCACCGGCAAACACATGGTTGCCGCAGCGCTGCTGACCGAGCCGGTGGTGGCGGCGATCCGCCGGCAGCTCATGGCGGCAGGCAAGGGGGTGCGGATCACCGAGGAGCAGATCCTCGCCACCCTGCAAAATCTCGTGCTCAAGCGCGATGTGCTGGAGGGCGACGAGGCAGCCAAGTGCCGCCGCCGGCTCGCCGCGGCGAACAGGCCGAAGAAAAAGGTGGAGCCGGTGGCGGCGGCGCAAGAGCAGCCGGAAACGCAGGCTGCGCAAACCGAGTGAGGGCGTGAAACATGGAATTCTTCATCATCTGGCTGCTGTTCGGCATGGTAGCGGCGGTCATCGCCAACACCAAAGGGAGAGGGGGGTGCTCCTGGTTTCTGCTCGGGATGCTGCTTGGCCCATTCTCCCTCATCATCCTGGCCCTGCCATCCCTCAAGCCGGGGCAGGAGACGCCCACCCCGGCAACCCATTTGCAATGCCCGGACTGCGCCGAGCTGATTCGCAAGGAGGCCAGGGTCTGCAAGCACTGCGGTTGCCGACTGAAGCCTCAGGAGTAGTAGGATGGCACCAACACGCCTATCCGTGGTTATCGCCATTCTGTGCAGCATCACCGACTGCGCCGCAGCAGAGCCCAATGCCGCACGGCTGTCGGAGCGCCACTACCAAGAGAAGTGGTGCAACGAGCACGGCGGGGTGATGGAGTTCCGCCTCGACGACGGCACCAGGGTGGATTGCCTCACCGACGAGCTGGCCGTGGAGTTCGACTTTGCCAAGAAATGGGCCGAGGCCATCGGTCAGGCCAGATACTACGCGGCCATGACCGGCAAGCGCGGGGCCGTCGTCCTCATCGTGGGGCCGCACGACGAGAGGTATACCCAGCGGCTCAAGATCGCCGCCGGGGCGGACCTGGATCTGCGGCAGATGAGTAAAACGGAGTAGGCCGTGTCTGTTCGTCCACACCCAACCAAAGGCCCAGGATGGTGGCACATCGACTACTACCCAGCCGGCCGCAAGGGGGAACGGGTGCGCGTTACCTTCGAGGGCACCGAGCTGGCGGCCCGGGAGTGGGAACGCAAGCTGCGGATGGAGCACAGGCCGGCGGCCGCTGGCACCCTTTATCCGAAACTTGCCGAGGTGATCCCGGAATTCCTCACCAGCTACAAGCTGGACCACCAACCGCAAGGCTACGCCCGCATGGTGCGCTCCATCAAGCAGCTGCTGCCGCACTTCGGCAACCTCCAGTTCCTGGCGATTACCCCCCAGGCGGTGGAGCTGTACAAGGCGCGGCGGCGGAGCACCATCACCAGGCGCACCGGTAAGCCGGTCACCGCGGCCACGGTGCAAAAGGAGTTGTGCGCGCTCTCCAGCCTGTGCAAGTGGGCCGAGGAGCGAGGGTTCTGTCGGGGCATCAAAATCAAGAAGTTTCCGGCCAAGCTGACCAGGGCGCCGCTGCCGCGCATCCCCGCCCGAGAGGAGGTGCTCAAGGTGCTGGCCGCCATCCCGGAGGCGAAGCGTGGGCCGTTCCTGGCCATGTACCATGCCGGGCTCCGCAAGAGCGAGGCATGCGGGTTGAGGGCGGAGCACATCAACGAGGATGCCGGGCTGTTGCTGGTGGTGGGCAAGGGGAACAAGGAGCGGATCGTGCCGCTCATCGAGCCGCTCAGATCCGTGGTGATCGAGCGGGCCCGGCTGGTGGGCAGCGGATTGCTCTGGCCGAACGAGAATGGCGAGGAGTTCGGCGACCTGCGACTCATCCTGCAATGGGCATGCAAGCGGGCTAAAGTGGCGCGCAAATACACACCGCACCTGCTGCGTCACTGCTTCGGCACCCATGGCATGGCGGCGGGCCTATCACTGCGTGGACTCCAGGGCATTCTCGGCCACTCCACCAGCACGACAACAGAGCGCTACACCCACCTGGCAGCAGACTTTCTCCGCGCCGAAATGAACAAGCTGAATATGGGTGTAGTCAACGAATAAAACCTCCGCGCCTTGTTTGACGCGGCTTTCCGCCTCGGGGTCAGAGGACTTAAAATCCCTCGATGCTTCGCATTGTGCGGGTTCGACCCCCGCCCCGGGCACCATCGTTGCAAATGCCGAATTTCATGGAGCCATCGTGATCTG